CTGCATTAAAGTGAATTGCTATGAACCAATCTAAGTCCTCTCTATTAGCTTGTTGTACTACTAAAGATAAACTTTCATTTACAGTACTTGCATAATCCACAGTACAATTATAAACTGTATTCCCTCTTTCTTTTAATAATCTTCTTACTTCTTCTCCAACTAATCTTGTGTGTTCCCCTTCTTTTATAATTCCTACTGCTCCAGTTCCAGCGCCTCTTAAAGTATGTCCATCATTTACTCCAATTTTCATTTTTAAATTCCTTCTTTCCTATATATTTTTATAAATTAAAAAAACAGGATCTACTCCTGTTCTCCATTTAAACTATCTGCAATTTTATTTCCTTGACCTTCTACCACTATCTTAAATTTATTCACAAAGCTTTTTAAGAATGGCGGTATTGGTACTTCCATCTTTATAAGATTTTCTAATATTGATATTATTTCATTAAATATAAGCCATATTGCTACGAGTAGTCCAAAAAATGTGCTCAAAGGCACATCTACTCCTACATTTTTAGCAACATTTATAATTATCCAATCAGCTATCATTGCAACTGCAACTGTTACCCCATAAAGTGCTTTTTTTACTACTCCCCACATTCCTTTTCTACTTTGTATCTCATCATTATATCCAGCACTTAACATTCCTGTACAATAGTCAAATATCATTACTATCATTAATAGCATTAAAATAGGAAATAATATTCCTAGCTTCGCTGATAAATAAGCTCCTATCCCACTTATCCCTAGTTTTATTAAATTTGTTTTTTCCATTTACATACCTTCCTTTTCTCCAATCGCTTGGAATTTTTAATATAAAAAAGAAGCTAGATTTTACTCTAACTTCTTAATGATTTTTTATTTAATTTTACGAACAATATTTATCAATTGCGAATTATACTATTGAATAGCTCTATTTAATCCATCCGCTATAAGTGGTGTCATTATATTGCTTACATAAAATTGATTGGTATGTAGCCCATCAATTTGATACTTACCCCTAGTGTTAATATTTATATCACAAATTGCATATAAATCAATTAAATAAATTCCAAACATTTCAGCAATTTCTCTTATAGCATTAACATAGTCCTTTAATATATATCCTTTACTATTGGGGGTATATTCTAAATTGTAGTGTAAAGGCGTCATTATAACTATTTTCTTATTAGGGTATTTTTTATAAAGTTGCCTAATTAAAGATTTATAACCTCCATAAAAAGTAGTATCTACCTCATCATCTATTGTTCCTAGCTCAACGTTTTTAATAAAATCATTTACTCCACCAAGTACAATATTCACATTTGCATTATTATCCCAAGTTTCAACTCTTGTAGGAGATGACATCGGCTCAAAACTCCCAATAACAGTTCTATCATTTGCTACAGTTGTACCACTTAAACCGTAATTTCTAACTTCTTTTGCCCCTAATAGTGATTTTAGACTAGACGGATAAGGAGACTGCATTCTTGTATCCGATGTTAAAAATCCATATGTTATACTATCACCAATGCAATTAATAATAATGTCTTTAAACTTCATTTTAGTTAAATAAACTTCTTGATTCCTTGAATCATCATCAAATCTAATAAAACTGTTTAAACCATCTAATTCTATCATTATATTTTCTGGCAATATATTTTTCCATACTGTAAATTTGAAGCCTGTTGCATTAGACGGTATATCTATACCATTTATTTCACCACTCCCCCCGCTTACAAATCCTCCGTTAACATCATAGAAGGCATATGTTGAATACATTGTAGTAAAATCATTTTTTATGCAGTTAATTTTTTCATGTCCTTTCACATTTATCATCTCACTAGCATAAAAAATTCCTTCTGCTGTAACATCTATAATTGATCCATTACTTGGACTAACCTGTTTATTTATTATTGCTATATTGGGATTAAATTTATTTCTATTACAATCCGAATAATCAACCTGATTTTCTAATACTTTTTCAATCTTTGGTTTTATATTAGCAACTTCTTCTTCTACTTCTAATATATAAGGTTCTATGTATTCTGTTGCATCTCCTAATTCAAATTGAACTGTATCTACATCAACATTTTTCCATACAGAAACTCTAATAAATCCATCAACTGGTGATATAATATCTGTACCGTTACTATTTCCTCCATTTATAAATTGTTTGTCGTTATTATAAAACGCATATAAAGTATAAGAATTATCTTTAGCTCTATAATTGTATTTACTACCATTTATAACTTCCACATAATCACTAGCATAAAAAGTTCCTTCCACAGAAGGGGTGGTTAGTTCTCCTGTTGTAGAACTAACATACTTACCATATATAGCTTTTTCTTTATCAAATAGATTCCTAGTCTTTTTATAAAAACTGGCTTTACTTTTAATAACTTCTCCATCAACTATATTTTCTTTTAATACACTGTCTTTACCTACAACAGCAGTATTTCCACCAGTGACATTTTCTCTAAAATCTTGTGAAGCCATTGCCCAAGTAACAGATCCACCTTCTCCTTTGCGAACTGTTTTATCCAAATGTTCGTCAAAATCATTTAACCTTTTCCCTATTGTATCAAAACTTGTACCATCATTTTTTACTCTTGCAGCGACAATTTCAGCATTAGAATTACCTGCATTAATTGTTAAATGGTCAAATGTTTCTTCTAAAACTTTTTGTCTAGCTGTAGTATTTTCTGACTCTCTATTTATAGCATCTAATCCATCATGTAAGGCTTGTCTTACATCTTTGCCAAAAACAGCACTTAATATTTTATTTAACTTATCACTTATTAAAGCCATAAATTTTCCTCCTTATAGTTGTATCCCTGTTATGTGAATATTTACTCCACTACCTTTTGCTTTTACTGCATTTGTTAATATTACTTTATCTACTATTACAGTTTCTTTAGGTGCTATTTTAAACCCAAAAATAACACTATCCAATGATAGTGTTACATCTACTTCTGATGCTGATGTATTACACATTAATATAGTTTTTACTATAGCACCCTTTGAATTTGTATATAATGTTGTTTCCGTATCATTTAATACTACTGCAGCTATTCTTTTATACTCTTCCATATCTTAAACCCCCATATTAACTCTAATTTTTAATTTATCAACCCTCTGATTTGTTACTTCAAGGTTGTCTGTTATTTCATTAGTTACTCTTGCTAATTCTAAGGTTTTATTTATATTTTCTTGTAACGCCTGGTTAATATCAATTACTGCTGCATTTAATGCTGCTACTGTTTGGTTAGTTGATGCTAAAACCTCAACTGTATTATTGACAACCTCTACAGTATTATTTAATTCAGTAGATACATTCCCAACAACATCTACGGTAGTATTTATTTGACCTCTTACAGTTTCTAATACCTTTGCAGTTTTATTATTATTAAGATTATATTGTTTCATATCCTCAAATTTATCACCTACCATCAATGATGAACTTTGTGGATTGTGTATTTGAGTTGTTTTTTCTGTAATCCTTATATACTCATTTATATTCATAATAGGATTAATTACAGGATGTTCATTACCTACTTTAAAAGAATTAAAGTCAAGTCCAATTATTGATAAGTCTAAGGCTTCTAATTTATGTTTTTTCTTTATCCTGTTAATTTCTTTTTGTCTTTCTTTTCCCTTAGTAAGTAATATTGATGGTACATTAACATCATCCCATACAATACAATCTTGACTTAATCCAAATTCCGCTATAGCTTCTGGATCATCTATATAGTCCTTTCCATTATTAACACTTTTAATAGTTGTTCTTTCGTCACTATCTTCAAGCTTTGCACCTAAAGGTACCAATCTTGGTATTATTGATGTAGGATCCCTTTCCTGCTCTATAGTTTTAAGGTTTTTACTTAATCTTATTTCAGTTTCTGACTTTTCCCCTATTTTGATTAAATAATCTAAATATCTTTTACCATCTTGCCATCTTACCCTAAGTTCTCCACCTAACCTATCAAGTAATTTATCCTTTATTGCAGCAAATGTTTTTTCATAGTCCAGGAACCTATATAATTTACCTGTTATTTGTACTATACCTAATTCAAACCTTTTATCTGCAGCAACCATGCTATTATGATTATCTAGCATAACTTTTAAAAAGTCGCTAACGCTTATATCATGGTATTCACCGTATCTGGTTGTACTATCATTAAGGTAACCTAATTCACTTTCACATATTACATTAGTATATAATTTACCGCTTGAATCCAGTTTAGGAGTAGGTAATAATACTCTACCCCTAAACTCTTTTTCATTGGTTATTTTATTTGTTATTTCTACTAATGTAGTTAATGTGTTTATTTTGCTATATCCTATATTGTTTGGATATATTTCAAAGGTAAATGAATCTATAGTATTAATTCCTTGCTTTATAGTCCCAGATGGTAGTCTTGGTGCTTCTGGACTTGGTGAAACTGCATTTATTATAGTTTCTACCCCATCATTTAATATAACTACCTCATACATCTATAACACCTCTCTTTTAAATATAAATTCAATATTACCTGTTCCACGAATAACCATATTATTTAATCCCTTTTCAAGTATAAACCTCCAATCGGTTGTAACTCCTGGATTAAATTTATAAGTTATCTCATCTTTTGTTACATCAAATGCTGATGTTGTCTTTACTGTTGGAGTTATTCTTGAAGAACCTAAGTTATAAATCTCTATACTCTTTTCACCTTCTACAGTAAACTTTGTATCTTGTGCATAATCTAACTCAAAGTTAAAATCATCCCAAATGTCATTTCCTTCATTTCTTGATGCAATTTTATACGGATATGCATTAAATGTTACTGTTAATTCTCCATTTTTCCCATCTTCGCTAAAGTCATCATCTTCGACCTCTGCCAGAAAATAAAATCCTGGTATAGTATCATCATATAAAGGTTGTTTACCTCCATCATTTAACCATTCCAGGACTTGAATTTTCTTAACATTCATTTCTATTTTATTTTTTTCATTTAAGTTAAAAGTATACTCTAACTTTCTTTCTGAATAAGTTTGATCTCCATATAATAAACTAAAGTCATATGAGCCATTCATAAAGGGAATCTCTTCTTTAATTTTATTCTTCTTTGGATTGCCTATTTTTTTGGATTTTATAGTTAATCCAAAGTCATCAAAACTATGTTTATTATTTTTCCTAATACCATAAGCCATTATTCAAGAATCAATCCCCTTTCCGCTAGTTTCATTCTTTGACCATCTATTTTATCATTAGTTCCTGCCATTGCTTGACCTAACTTTTCTTTATCTACATAGAAAGCCATATTATTCATCCCTGTTGCTATAATAGCCTGTGTAAATGCTTCAAGCATAATGCTGAATAATCTATTATAGTCTACACCATTATCGCCCATACCTTCTGCTACTGCAGTTCTTATATAGTCCATTAATGTTTCTATTGGTGCTACTGCTTCTGGGCCTGCTTCTCCCCCTACCATTGCATTAGGTCCATTCATCCCAAATACAGTAGGTTGATGCATTACCCCTCCTTTTGCGTACCATTCAACACCTATACTTGGAAGCCCTTCATCTAACCACTTCAATGGATTCATTGAACCACTAAAAGTAAAATGAGGTAACTTAAATACACTTCTTATACTTGACCATATGTTTCCTATTGCATCTGCAGCTTGTCTAAATGGTGCGGTTATACTTTCTACAACCCCGCCTATTTTATTAATCGCCCATTCTATAGGCCCCCATATAATCATTTTAATTGCTCCCCATATTCCAGAAAGCATTTGTGTTATTCCTGTCCATATTTGCGACCAATTACCGCTGAAAATACCACCTATAAAGTTAATTATTCCATCTAGTATTGGTTTTAATACAGTATTCCATAAGTCCCCTATAAATTCAAATGCTCCTTTAACTATGTTCATAATCATATTGAATTCTGTTTTCCATATAGGTAATAATACATTTTGTAAAAATGCCCCTATGGCTTGGAATACAGGTTGTAATATGCTTACCCATAAATTATTAAGCGTATCACATACACCACTAAATATATTTGCTACTATTGGCCATACATAATTAAATACTTCTGCCACCTTTTGAACTGCCTCAACAAAGAACCCCCATATTGGTTTACCCCAACTTTCCCAGGCGGTAGCTAATGCACTCATTGTAATGCTAAATAGATTTTTCAATCCGTCAAAAATTGGACCTAAGTTTTCTATTACAGTTCTTATAACTGATTCTATACTTTGGAAAATAGTTGTGCAAAATCCCATAAGGTCAAGTAATGCATTTCCTACGGTTGAATCTCTCCACTCAAATGCTGCTTTAAAAGCTTCTGCAATACCTTCGCCGCCTTTAACCCTTGCTATAATTTCATGTATAGCTGACATTATCTTTCCTATTTCCTCAAATATAGGTAAATCCCCTATTGGTCCCATTATGACCTCTAGCATACTTTTAAATGCTTCACCATAATCGTCAAATTCATCCATTGAATTATTGAAGGCGTTTTTCATTTCTTCAAACTTCCCTCCAACTAATCCAAAAATTCCATTGGCTACCTCTCCAAAATCTCGGAGTATTCCACCAACCCATGAAACTACTCCGCCTATTGCATCAAATGTAGTTTCCAAGATTTTTTGAATATATGGCATTTTACTATCTACCCATTTTAATAGATCATTAAGTACAGGTAAGAATTTCTCACCTAAACTAATCATCATTACATCAAATGTATTCTTTAGTTTCCCAAAATTGGCTTTAACATTATCAGTTTGCTTCTTAAATGCTGCATCTGTTGCTCCTACTGCATCTTTCATGGCATTTGTCTTCTCTGTAAAGTTTTCTGCCTGTGCTCCTGTAAGTGCTAACACTGCATTTTTCGCTTCAACTGAACCGAATAGCTCACTAAACGCTATTTCATTGCCTCCTACACTTTCTTTAAGCTTCTCAAGTGTTCCTTGAAGTCCTAAAGATTCAAGCATTGCTTGACCGTTCTCATATCCTAATTCAGATATTTTACTAGCCATTGATGTTGTAGGTTGTAACATCCCTTGAATAGTTGCTCTTAACTGTGTTGTAACTTCTGCAGTATTACCTGTTACTCCTGTAAGAGTTGCCATAGCTCCAAATAGTTCCTCTTGGCTTACCTTCATAGTTGATGCTAATGGAATTACTTTGCCCATACTTGATGCAAGTTCTGGGAATGAAGTTTGCCCCAACTTAACAGTTAAAAACGCCAGGTCTGATGCTTTTTGTGCTGCTTCTGCTGATGTATCACCGTACCCCTTTGTTACTGCTGCTAATAAATTTACCGAATCGGTAACTGTTGCATTACCTGCCTTTGCTCCCTTAGATGCAGTTTCAAGTATTCCCATACTATCTGCGGTATCTCCAAAAGCTGAAATAACTTGGTATAAACCATCTGTTAACAGGTCAGTTGATGTTCCTGTATCTATTGAAAGCTTTTTAACGGTATCCCCTAACTCTCCAATACGTTTATTTACATCACCATCTAACAAGGTTGCTACATTTGACATTTGAGCTTCAAAGTCCATTGCTGCCTTTGTTGCTACTGTTCCTAATCCTACTGCTGCAGTTCCTGCGGCTGCTGCTATTGCAGCCCCCCACTTTGCAGCAGTACCAATACCACCAATAAGCTTTTTGCCTAATCCCTCTGCCTTTTCTTCTGTCTTGCTGATGTTCTTATTAGCTTCATCATTTTTAACCATGATGCTCCCAAAGAGCTTAAATACTTCTATTGCCAACTAATCACCTCTTTTCTTATTAGTGATTTTTCTCTCAATTTCTGCAGCTTCTTTGAGAAGTTCTTCTTTTGTTAAGTATTTTTCCTGGATAGTGTTCATAGTAAATAAGTTTTCCTTATACTCTTCAAAACTTATAAAGTTTTCCTTACTCATTTTTCTATAATCTACAAGCCATCTATCCCAAGCTTTAGCTTCTAACTCTTTCTCATAAGCTTTTATAATAAGCTCATAGCCTTCATAAAATCCTAGATTTAAAATATAATCCAGATTTACATACCTACTTAAAAGCAATTCCTCAACTTCGATTAAGTCTATCGAATTGCTAATTTTAAAAAAGTTTTCCACTTCTCCACGTCTGCTATTTGCATTATTTTTTCAACTAAATCAAATAGATCCATGGTTCCAACCTCTTCCTTAGATATTTCTAAAGGTCTACTTAGAAACTCATATAATGCATTTTCTGAATTAACTTCTGAAAACTTTTCTATTAAAGTAAAGATAATATCAATCCCTAATGCTTTAACATCTGTTTCCTCTGAAACCTTTGCAGTAATATTTTTAATCTCTTCCTTTAATCCAATTTCCTTAACTAATCTTGTAAATGCAAAAACATCACTTGTATTTAATTTTCTCATTGCCGTATTCCTCCTAAAATAAAAAGGAAGGGTTGTCCCTTCCTTGTATTAATCTATTTATTAGTCTAAGTATTCAATTTCCCACGGTTCATAATCTTCTGGACTATCTTCCTCATAACATCCTGTAAATGTTAGTGCTGCAACTACTTCGTCTTTATCAGCTAGTGACCAATCAAAATTTTCAAGATTTATTGCATTGTATATCTTGATTACTACACTTCTGCCGCCTTTTGTTTTACCTGTCCATTTTACAAAGTCATTGTAGTCTGAATCCTCTATTTTGCCTTTTCCTGTTACTATAGTCTTTTGTGCTTCTGTTTCTTCTGTTGCCTTAACTGCTGCATACATTTTGGGTATATTTTCTGTTATTACCTCTAATGCATTTACTGTTAATTTAGGTGTTGCTTTATCCTGGTTTATTCTTCCCTTTACAGGTCCTCTGTCCCCATCTGCTTCAATATTTCTATATTCCTTTTCAACTACAAACTGACCACCGCCACGAGTTAACCCAACTGGTACATCTCCAATAGAATATACCCCATGACCTAATAATAATCTTTGTGGATTTGACATATTATCGTCCTCCTATATAGTAATTTTGTATTGTAAATTTTAGCTGCCTTCTTCTTATGGTTTCATCTTCATCTGATATAGATCTTCTGTCCTCTAAATAAAAAGTTGGTAGCACTTTATCACTAGGCTTGTTTTCCATGTTTAAAGCTTCTTCAATATTATCTGCCAAAGTTTCAACTATTGTGCTAGTGTCCCCTTGGTCCCATACATCTATAGTTAAGAAAATATCGTCCCTTGGATAATTATTAAGATTAACAGTATCAAAGTTATATACAATGTAAGGGAATGTCGCTTCATCTGTAGCACTTTCATAGTAAACCTGTTTATTAACTTCTTTTAATAGCTTAGTTACTACTTTTCTAAGCTCTATTGTTTTAGTCGCCATCTGCCCCTCCTTTGTATTCTCCTTCATTAATTAATGCTAATGCCTTTGCTTCATTCCCCAAAGAACTTAAATACTTCGATTGTATTTCTACTATCTTTGCAATATTGCTCTCTGTGGTCTTGGTTAATAAACCTAATTTCTTAGTTTTACTTGTCCCAAACTCCTGGAACCCACCATAAAAAGCGTTAGGTTTTATACCTATTTGAAGATCTAACTCTTTTTTTCTTACCCAATATTGTGTATATTTCCCTACTCTACCTTTTTTCTTTTTAAATAAGGCATAATAACCACTTCTAAACCTATTACATAAGAATTTACCAGTATCTCTTAAAGCTGCTCTAGTTAATTCATTTAAGGTATATTGAACTCTATCAACATTACTAATAAACTCAACATTACCTTTTTTAAACTTAATAACGCTCTTAGGAATTGCCATTTATATTACCTATACACACAATTTCCATTTTCTCTGTTGAAACTTCATAGGTCCTAAGAATTTTATATATTCTTCCTTTGTACCTAATCTTTTTATTGTCCTCATATTCAAATGAATTAATTTCAAATTTTAATTCTGGTTTAAATCCTTGTGCTTGTGCCTGGTAAAATTCACTTTGTGTAATAGATTTTTTCTTAGCATATATTCTATTCCAATATGCTTCACCTTTTACCGCATCCCCTATATCATCACTCTCTTTATAGGCAACACATTCTAACTCTATAACATCATTCATGGTTATAATCACCTGCCAAACTTAAATGATCTCTTAATGATTTATAGCTTTCTAAATATCTTTCTGAATCCTTATTCTCTAAGTAAAAATGGCCTTTGCAATATAAATCAACTGCTCTTATTATTAATGGATCATCCTCTTCAAGCTTTTTAACTCCATGACTTTCCATGTCCTTTTTAGCTGCTTTTATTAAATCCCTAATATCTTCATCAAATGCATTTATACTTACTCTTAAGTTTCTTTTTATTTTTTCAAATAACATATTGTCTCCCAAAGATAAAAGAAAAAAGAGCCACTATATAGTGGTTCTTATTACTTCAACTAATTCCTCTTTATTTAATGATGAATATCCTGTTAATCCATTAGCCCTAGCAATGTCTTTAAGTTCTGCTACTGTTTTATCATTTAATTCATCATTATTAAACTGTTTTAAACTGACTTTTTTTTTAATAAAGCAAATGCCTTAGTTGTAAGTACATCCCCATCAACTAAAGCATATCCCATATAATCTGTAGTTCTTGCTTTTATATGGTCCTCATTATACATTGTCATATTTTCATTAATATTTACTGCATAACCTTTTGCAACATTACCGAATAGAACTTCTCCATCATTCATTCCATCCTCTTCTTTTACTACTAAACCAAATATTCTACCAACTCCACCTAAAGTTACATCTGGAATAAACATTGGTTTATTATTCCCATCAACTATATTAGCTAATTCACCCCAAATAGTTGTATTAGTAGCATATATAGCACCTCCCTTTGCATAACCAGACTTAATTTTAGACATTACATCAGTCATATTCTTATATGTGATAGCTGATTCATATTCTACTACTTGTGGAGTAGATGCTTCTGCTTCAAGTGCTGTAACTATTCCTTTTGGTTGTGGCTTATGTTGGTCTGATTCTCCTGGCTTACCTTTACCAGAAATCATTCCTTTAGCTAATGCATTACCCATTTTTTCAGCAATCTTAGTAGTTACATGATCTAAGAATGCATCTACTGACATTTTCTTAAGCTTCCATGATACAGTTATAGTCTTCATTAATTCGCACCCTGTTAAATTGACTGTAGCAAATCCAACTTCACCATCTTCTGACTTTGTATCTTCATCAACCCATTCTGCATCCCCATCTGGGTCTGTATCTTGAATTATAGTTAAATCTCCTGCAACAAATGTTGGTGTTAAATCTCCAAAGATAGGATGTGCTTCTCCAATCTCTTTCCAAATACCTGCCTTAACCGTTTCTGGTATTACTACTGTATGAGTTTCTGCTGTTTGAGTTACGTTTCTAAAATCATCATTTATTCTGTTAAATGTTTCTGATTCATTCTTATCTAGTGGTTTACCCATCATAGTTTTAGCAAATGCATTTTTATATACTTCTGCCTCATTCTTAGCTTCTGCTCCTGACTTAACATTATCTACAGTAGTCCCATCTAAAACATTAACTGACTTATCAGCTATGTTGGTTACTAATGCCTTATCTTTCATTGCATTAATATTTGCTTGTGCTTTAGCTGCATTTTCAAACTCTGAATCTAAAGATTCAACTTCTTTTAATTTAGCATTAGCTTCATCCATTTTCCCCTCGTTTAATAGGTCTTGTGCTGCATTCATTAATGCCTTTCTTTTTGCTAAGTATTTATCCTTCATATATATCCTTCTCCTTTAAATTCAATAGATTTAATTTAGCCTGTACTTCTTTTTCAATCTTCTTATTGTTAAATCTGCTCTTTAATTGTTCTGGGACTTCATAGAATTTCTCTAAATATTCACTACTACAAGCTACAGCTTCTAATGAAGTTTCTACTTCAATATTGAAATACTTTCTTGCTTCATCACTTGACATCCAAGTTTCAGCATTTAACATATCTTCAATAGTTTTTATATCAACTCCATCTTTGATATTTTCCTTGTAAACTTGCATAATACATGATTCGATAGAATCTAAATCAACTGCCATTTTTCTTAACTCATTTGCATTATACATTCCCCAAGTACTGAACATTGGTTTATGTATCATGTAAGATGATCCAGTTCTCATTATTACTCTATCTCCTGCAAGTGCTATTACACTTGCAATACTTGCTGCTAACCCATCTACATACACAGTTTTAAAACCATTATGATTTTTAAGCATATTATAAATGGTGATTCCAGCAAATACAGAACCACCACCACTATTTATATGAATATTAAGATTTTTACCTTTAACCCCATCTAAAAAGCTTTTTACCACTTCTGGATATTGGTCTGTATCGTCCCAAGCTCCCCACCAACTAGAAACTATATCCCCATAAAAAAATAAATCAGCACTATCATCAGTCTGATTTTTAATCTCTAGGAAATTTTTTAAATTGTCTTGTGGAACTTTTCCCCTACTCACTTCTTATCACCTCCTTTCAAGTTAAATTTCATTAACATTTAATGCTTTATCATCCAGGTAATAATCAGCTGATACTTTTCTAGGATCTGAATCATATTGTTCAATGGTTTCTTGTAAATTTTCATTTACTGCATCAAACTCTATACCCTTATCATTACACCATGTAATAGCTTCATCTAATTCTATTCCTGTTCTGCAGGTCCAAAGAATTAATTTATTACCATTGTTCTTTAGCCCCTTAACATAATCAATTACCTCTTCTTTTGCATCTCCAATTTTAGGATAGATATTTTTGCATAATGTTCCATCAAAGTCTACTGCATAAATCTTATCTGATTCAACATTTAGAGCTTTCCTTGCTCCATTAAAAGCTTTATTTTTAGCTTTGTTGGTATAATTTTGAGTTTCTTTAACTGCTGCGGTATCTAAACGCATTATGTATTCATCACCACCTTCAACCGGTGCTAGGTTGAATACACCTCTCCATTCATTAGGTGATAATGCTCTCCTATCTACCATTTGAACTAATGCAAGCTTTGTACTCATTGAAGCATACTGCAAGTTTGAAGCTTCAAATATAATGCTATTGCCAAAACCTCTTTCTCTTCTTGAAAAAAGTTTTCTAGTATATTCATTACTTAATTGAACTGCTATTGGTTCAATTTCAGCTTCAAAATAACTTATCCATTCATTTTCATTGTACTTACTTTGAATTATTTTCTCATTAGTACCAAATAATCCGTAAATTCTTTGAAGTGTTTTATCTACAAGCATTGGATTAGGTATATAGTCTTTAGGATCTACTTGTTTTGCATCATACTTCCCATCTGCAGCTGCTGCTCCACCAACTTCATTATCAATAGATAAATAATTATCTACAAATTCTTTCGTTGCCTTTTTTAAGTCTTCTGGTCTTAATGAACTATTGAACTTTAATAACCATTTAACTACAGCCCCATTTTTAATAGCTTTTACTATTCCCTGGTCTGTTGTGCTTACAATATCCATAAGTGGCTCTAATGCTTTAAATCTGCTTGTCCCAAAAATATCATTTTCATTGAAATCTTGCCTTAAGTGGATTATATCCTTGTATGGGAATGTTACTGTTTTCCCATTCTTAAGAGTAAATTTTAAATATAATAGTCCATGACTATCATATATTGCTTCAACTCCAACTGCATTTATTGGATATATCTCACATGGATAATCAAAATCATCACGATTTATAAATGCAAATGCATTATTATTAAGTTCTAATTGATTAATCATCTTTTCTAATAGCATTTGCCCCGACATATAAGGATTAGGCTCTTGAAGTAACATCTTCATATAAACCTCTGGATTAACTTTTAATCCATTTTCACTTTCTCTTATATGTTTTGCTACCATCTTCCCTACGGCTTTAGCTTTGGGCCTTATACAACTTCTAATAATATCACTCTGATATAAATTACCATTCCAACTATAAAACCCATTCCCTTTATCCTGGATTAATTGGTATCTTATATTTGATGGATTTTTATTAAAGAAACTTTTTATCTTATTGAATACTTTTATTTTTCTCACCCCCTTTCAAGTAATTAAATTAATGCTAAGTAATCCGACATTTTATCTCTAAGCACTACATAACCAATTATTAAGGTAACTCCACCATCAATTCTCTTCCTGTTGTCCTGACCCTTAATAGGCTGTATATTCCCATTAATATCTGTCTTTACCTGCATATTTGATAAGCACCACTTATCTATAGGATTATTATTATAAATAATCTTATGTGCTTCTAAGTCTGCTTTCATTTCCTTCATAGGTGATGATAATGTAAAAGTACCTTGCCTTACTTTTATCATTGCATCTTTACCAAATTCATTTATATATGCTTCTAGTAAACTATCATCTACATGCCAAGGATCATAACCAATCCAAGGTAAATAAATATCATATTCATCCCTTATTTCTTTAAACCATTCAAGCATATGGTATTTATTAACCTTGTTACCAGGACAAACTCTTAATAATCCAAGTTTCTCCCAAAGCTTATAAGGAACATTATCACCTTCCTTATTATCTTCTTCCTGGTTTAATTTCTCTTCTGGAATAAAGTACATAGGTATAACATATACATTTTCATCATCTGGCCTCATACATAGAACTTTAGCAGCTGCTAAGTCTGTAGTTTCTGCTAAGTCAAAACAACCAATTCCATATCTGAATCCCATAGACTTAATATCGAATTTAGTTTCATTGTTAAGTTCATCCCATCTAAGCCAAGTACAAGCTGAATTTTCTTTCATGTTAAAATCTTTTACCATAACTGTAGCTTTAAAAGCAGGATCTGCTTTAGCCTTATTTACACAATCTCTAAGAAAATCAAAGCTTTTAATAACTCCTAGTCCTGGATTAGCTTTAATCCAAGCTTCTTCTTTGTCCCATTCATCCTTATCATCAAGTTCATAAATAAAAGCCAAGAATCTATCATCCTTGACTTTCCCATCTAACACATTGCAGGCATACTCATACTGTGCATCAAAAATACCACCTCTTATAAATCCATTAGTAGTAATACAATTCAAAAGTGGCTGTCTTCTTGCTGACATTGACTGCTTCATTAGGTCATATATATCTCTATTTTTAATGGCTGCTAATTCATCTATAGTAACCATATGAGAATTCAAACCATCTAACCCATTAGAATTACTTGCAAGTGCTTGTAAACTTCCATAGTTTAATGGGAAATAAATATCTGACTTTCTTTTCTTAAGATGCTTGCTTAAATCTGGTGATTGCTGAACCATCTTATAGCATTCATTAAACCCCTTTTTAGCCTGGTCTAATTTAGTTGCTATATTATAGACTTCTGGAGAACCTTCTCCATCACCAACCAACATATATAATTCATCTGCTGCAAGCTCTGTAGTCTTTCCATTCTTACGTCCTCTAATATCCAATACTTCTTGGTACTGTCTTAATCCAGTTTCTTTATGAACGAATCCATAAACTGCTTGATGTTTTGCTTTCTGGAATAATAATAATTGTAATGATGCTCCTAAATCTCCTTGTGCTTGTTTGCAAAAAGTTTCTATAAAATCTATTGCATCATCTGCATAATCTTCATCAAATACCCAAGGATCATATTTCTCTGGATGATGTAATTTATCTACAAGCATTGTATAAACTTGCTTTATTCTTTTACAAGCTACAATCTCACCAGACATTATCTTATTGTAATATAGCTCTATATAGGTCATTTCCTATTTTTCTTCCTATTCACAAATTCAGTTAATGCATCTGCTTCTTTCTTTTGTTCTTCTGGTGGTAATAGATCTATTAATTGTTTCATCACTTGTGAGTATTTTTGTATGTAAGGTAAATAAAGTTTAGATTCATGTCTTTCAACTTTTATCTCTTGTTTACCTTGCTTAAAAATTTCAGTAGTACCATGTCTAATTAAAACTTCTCTAAATTCATCTAAGGTTATTCTCATGAATGCTGCATCTTTAATTAATCCTTCAAGTACCTTAGCTTTATCTTTGTTTAAATCCTTGTATAATTTCTTAAGTCTGTTTATTTCCTGCTTAATCTTTTTTTCTCTTTCTAATTGTTCGGATATCTCCAAAATTATACCCTCCCTCTCCTTTTTAAAATTTTGTTCGGAGTAAAATTGAAGTCCCAACTCCAACGGTCTTCCGTACCCCTCCCTATACTTTTTTATAGGGGGGCCTATGGTTCATAGTTAGCAAACCATTTTTCTATAATATATTTCTCTAACGTCTTATCTTTTCTATTAGTATCTAAGTATGCATTGTTAAGACATTCATTTATATCTTTATCTATAAAGATTAAGTCAGCTCCTAACCTCTTGCTTAACTCTTCTCTTTCTTTTCTCTTTGGTAGTGATGCTATAATCCATATAGATTTAGTATTTATATCATTCTCTTCTATTCTTTTGTATATGTAATCTCTTATCCCTAATGTTATATCTAATAAATTATCTGTATCATTAGTTCTACTTACCATACTTATAGCTTGTTTAATCAAGTCTAGGTCTACAACTAAATCACCTACTGCTCTATGTTCTCTTACATAAGTTGACTTACCAGAAGCAGGAGAACCATAAACTATATACTTACTTATTGGCACTAGGTTTCCTTCCTCATCAAAGTAATAACCATTTGATGTAGCTACTCTTTTCTTATTCTTAAAGTTCTTAGCTAATGGATTAGTTTCTCTGTGCTTATTAAAGTGACAATCTTTACATAGCAAAATTACATTGTTATCCCCTAAAGTAATTTCTGGATCATTTATATTTAATGGTGTTAAGAATTCTATATGATGCACTTCTTCCCCTGGCTTACCACATTCAGCACATATACCAAAATACTTATTAAATATTTCTTCTCTACGATTTTTCCACTTTTGACTATTGTAAAACTTCTTTGCAAATTCCCTAGCCATTATTTACTCCTGTATCAATCCTAATAACCTCAAAATGCTTATTGACTATGCAAACCTTCATTCCAGTAATATCTTTTATTCTAGCTTCTTCTTTTTCGATATCTTCTCTTCTCATTAATGCTTTGGCTTGTATTATCAATACTTTTTTATGTGCTTCTGTTATATCTTTTAATATCTGTGCTTTTTCTAATGCTTCATCTAATTCAGTAGTATCAACATTTATTTTTACTGATAATCCTTGTACCTTTTTATTTTGTTCCTTAACTGCTGCTTTTCCTATTGGTAATATAAATCCTTTGCACTCTATGCACCCTATACCATCTTTATTTTCTTTATATACACTTATTAATCCACATTCAGTACATTCATAAGCAAAATATTTATTCATAAAATCACCTCTTTTTATTAGCAAATGTTATTAATATTATTGATTTCATTGTTCGTATTTTCTCATTTGAATGTTTTATTATCATGGAGAATCACACATTCATTTTTATTTTTTATTACTAATATATGCAATAATTTTTTTCACCTTAATATTGATATACTCAAAAATTAAACATTCATAGTCTAAAAAAATAAATATCATCTTACAAAGTCATTTAATGCTTTGCTATACTGATGATATTTTTCCCTATCTAGCCCTATATAAGCTTTAGTTTCTTCAATGCTCCTATGACCTAATAATTCTTTTACAGCTACTATGTCACATCCACTATCTATATATATTTTATATGCATAAGTTTTCCTCATACTATGAGCACTTATATTATATAACCCAAAGTATTCTGCAGCATTTTTTAAGATATTGCTAACTGCTTGTACACCAATTGGTTGATTATTACCCTTTCTACTCTGAAACATATATTCATAATCTCTTTTATCTCTTATATATTCTTTGAGTATCTTAGCAACCTTTGGTAATAGTTCAACACTTCTAGGTTTTCTGTTCTTTTCTCTTATATTTTTGGAGTTCATTTTTTTACCTTCATAGATAGTGAACTCACCACGTTTTAATGCTTCTTTTATATCCCTTACTTTTAATTTAACTAAATCTCCTGCTCTATAACCAGTCGTTACTCCAATTAAAAATAATATATAATCTCTTTCATTTTTATATTTTAAATAATCTTGTATATCTAAAACTTTTTCTTTTGATTTAATAGGCTTAGATGGTCTCTTTCTTGACAAATCATCTCACCTGCCTAATAGCTCCACCAGCTCCTCTTTTATAGGAACTATGCCTCATCAACTCTTTAATTTCTTTTTCAGTTAGTTTTTTAGGCTTTTTATTGGAGTGATTCTTAACTAACTTACTATAATAATCTGGTTGAGCTTCTTTTAATATTTCTCTTATCGTCACAATACACTCACCTCTTTTTTAATAAAAAAAAGCACTTAGAACTTGTCTAAGCGCTTTCCATATTTTCTATAATACTAGGATATCATGTATTTTTAGAAATTTGTGAGAAATTTTTCGGAAATTTTATAGAAATTTCTAAGAAACTTTATGGAAATTTTCACTCTTGTTATAAATTGAATTATATATTTCTTCTTCACCTTGTCTTACTAAATTATCTATTTGTCTCCTGCATCTATCCAACCTTTTAGCAGCTTGTGTTTTACTCATTTTATTTATATATATGCATATAATAGCTTCTTTAGCTTTTAAAGTTTTAATTAAATTTAGCCAATTGTCAACTCTTTTATTTACTGTTTCATAATAAGCTATTCTTGCTTTTAAGCTATTTTTTTTATAAATTAATTCATCATTGTTTTTACATCTTGGAGAACATTGTACTGCTTCTTCATATCCCTGTGACTTTAAAGTTTCTCCTAGCTCTAATTCTTCTAATTCAAGTTTCATATCTTCTATTTTAATTGTTCTTATTGGGTATAATTGTAATTTTTCTCTTATGTCTTTTAGCTTTTCTTCTCTCATTCTATCTCCTTTATACATAATTACTCACTTACGAGTATTTTATTTTCGATTAATTTTTATTTTTTAACTCTTTCAACTCTTCTCTTAAAAATTGTATTTGATCTTCATATATTTTCTTAAGCTGTGGTGTATCATCACCTTCATAAA